AAAATATGCTCGCTAAGTGTGTAGATTGATGTCTTCTCAACGCACGTTGATCCAGGCACGGTGCCTGGTCGACGCCCTACTGACGGATTAAATACGTCAATAACAGCGCTTGTATAAGAACTATACAAAGCGTAAAGGAACGAACCCGACATATCGGTTTTTACCGACTTAGGGGATTCTCGTAGCGTTGTGAAGTATCCACCCTCCCAGCCTCGCCTGCGAACAGTGCGAGACCTTTTCAACTCATAAGAGCCTAGGAGGTGACCATCACCATAACCATCTGGACCTGTAAACTGGAAAGCATCCGGAATGAATGCCCTTGCTATACTAGCGAGAGTTACCTCACCGCGTCGCATAGACCAGTTATGGAACAGAAATAGCCATTGGATCGTTAGTCGATCTTTTTTGAAGATTGGACGGACATCATCGCCGTTTAACCAATCAGCTCCACAGGATTCTCTAAAATTACCCTGGTGAAAGGACTTTTCAGGATTAACCGAAAACCCACACCAAGTTAGAGAAGCATACAAAAGTTCAACCGTTGCGCCAGTAGGCACAATGATATCATCTCCGTATACACTGACGTCTTTTTGATCACCACTACAGAGTTCGGTACACGCTGACGAGATAGCCCAAAATATAAGGCTTTCAAGTTCAAACGTGAAACCGTTCCCCATAGAACTGAATTTCTCCAGTTCTAGTTCATAGCCCTCGTAACGGATTACGGGAGTACGCAGTTTGTCGAGTAGGTCTACCCAACTTTCTGGTAAGAGATCATAGACAACCGAATAAGAGACCGTGTCGCTAGCAGAGGACAAATCTATAGTAGCTAAGCTACCATCGATCGACCCTCGACGAGCAAGCTCGCGATTGCGACTTTGGTCTCTAAGGTTCTGGTTAGCACGGATGTTAAGACGGTCTTTGATGTAATCGCCGACCCCAAGTTGCCAAAACCCGTTAAAACCGGGCTCCACGCAAATAGGGCGATGCGTCTTAGCATTCTTTTCGACAAAAAGCAATGAACCCACATCGACGGCTATGTTGAGATCACGAGCAGTCCATTCAAGGACTTTTCCAGAATCTTCAGCATAACCACTTCGAGACCACTCGCCTGAGTGGTATCTAGTCCAACCCGGCGTTTCGGCCAAGAAGGAGTCAATAACAGGAACAATACTTTCTGAACACGTAATAGGAGACACTAGCTTGTTCTCAAAACAGGCATCGCGTCTCTTTACAGTCGTGGAAGCTCCTGGCCCCAGGCGGGGTTGGAGGCGATTCAGAGGCGGCACGGGACCGAGGACGTAGGCTATTTTACGACGCGCAAGCGAGATTGCTTGAGCGACGCCCCAAAAGGGAGCTGGAAGTCCGAAGTAACGATTCGTCTCTTGGCATTGCTTCTCGGCCTTAATAAAGGCCTCCACACCAGCTTTAAGCGGATCATAACCCAAGTCGATATCTAAGTTTTTCTTAAACAGCGCCTGGATCTGAACCGAACTACGATAGTCATCAAGCCCGCACTCAAAAGGTACGGAAAACTCGATGAGATCTCGTAGGCGACCAGATTCATACATCTCAGAGAGATGCTTAGAATATGGACCGCTCTTAGCTAATTCAGCAATCACCGCGGAACAAAACACAGTGTCTGTGTTTTTCGGTAAGGGATAGATCCATTTATCCCAGAAATTACTCTTCCTCTTTATCATAAGGAACCTGCCTTTTAATAAATTTACCTAACAGCCATTGAGCTAGCACTGCTGCCAGCTCAATGAGGAGTTGATACCTCTTACGAGGCATCTTCGCCGTACACCATAAAGCGGGTAATCGGACCGGTTCCGTTTTTAACGGAATCGGCTGTCGACGTGCCGCTTAGAGTTCCAGTGGCCGTGGTAGCGCTAGCGCCACCAAGAAGACCTAACAGGAACTTGAGACCATTGGCCATGTCAGCAGTGGTTGCACGCTGATTCTGGACAGTAGTAACAGTGTATGGGGTTTTGTAAGCAACCTTTGGGGGTGCTACATACCCAGCTGAAGTTCCGCTCGCACCCAAAGTTTCCATAACAGGAACTTCGAGTTTGAGAACCCTACGGTAGTTTCCGTCAGCCAACCGAGTGTTGGAGACCTGTTCTACGGTAATTTGGCCGTCCACGGGGACACCAGTCACTTGGGCACGCCATTTCGGGCGAGCATTCGTAACTGGAACCAGAGTGAACTCAACCAATGGGTTCGCATCATCCTTTATCAGGATGTTAGCCATTTGGCCCATAATATACACCTATCGTTAGTTTAGATAAGAAGGATGGAATGACTCATCTTCATTAATGAAGTAGAGTCAAACGACACCCCGCGTGGTGGCTTGGTTAAAAGCCTAGTCATTACCTGGTGAGTTAAAGCAACAGCGTTAAGGATACGGCCTCCCTGAACGGCACCCTGAACCTTGAAAGAAGGTCGCGGGACGCTAAGAGAGGCTAATGCCGTACGCTGAAACCAATTATTCTCGACACTAAAGTTTCCAGAATTTTTGACATTGTAAGATCCAACATCTGAACCCTTTCCACTAGGTGTGCCACTGACCGTCTGCCTTAGCAGATCCATACGGAGGAACCGTCCAGAAATGAACGGAACCTGGCCAATGAGCTCAAGATATGTGCCAATTGGAATAAACCAATCAACTACAAACGACCACGGGATTCTCTCCCAAAGGATGGACGCGGGGTTTCCAAGCCCCATCTGACGAGTAGCCGACATCGATTCGTACATATGACAAATGTACTTGCGAGTGGCCTTACGAACCTTATTGGGCCAAATTTTCGATTTGGATCCATTAGTTTTCGTAAGTGTAGAGACCGCTTTTCCCGAGGCAGTAATATACTGACCGCGGCGATTTCGAGAGAGCTGTTCGAAGGCTAATGATGCCTGATAACAGTCTTCTATGGCAGGAAGCCAAGCGTATCTCATCTCAAGGAACCGCCCGCTGACGTCTAGTAGCTTAAGTTTCCTTACGCGACCAGAACGAGGCGGAGAAGCCCCAAAACGGCGTGCGAAATTCGCAAAATGACCCGAATAAAGGTCAATAGCGCCGAGTCCGATATTTTTGATGGTTCCGACCACTGTCTCGGTAAGCTTATCTACTTCGGCTAGAGAGACACCAATATTAAATTGATGCTCTTTCACCTTGGCTAGAAGCTTAGCAAGAAGCGCAATCTCCTTTGAAGAAGTCCACATAGAGTTGAAAATACTACTCGCAGTGGATGTAGTCCAAAGAGGAGTGTTGGAATCACAAGCCCAAGTGACGTAGTCAGGATCCGATTGAACCTGGAAAAAGTTTCCAGTAACCGGATGCCATAAAGACACTTCATTAAAGCTTGAACAGTTGGGAGCTCTACTCCCAGAAAACCGTACTTTTCGATGAATCATCGAATAGTTATTCCATTTTAACATAGGAGGATTCGAAGCGGTATATTTACCGTCCGTACCCGACCATGATTTCGAACTTTGGATCCCTAAGGGAACGGATCCATTGTTGTAACCACCGGTTGTCATACACCTTTACCTCGCTAAGAGTATCGTTGTGGGAAACGTTAGTTTAAACCATAGGTTCTAACGGCCCACTCGGAATCAGAGCAGGGGTAAAAAGTATGAGATACAGCTTCT